GGGCTGCGTGGGCTGCGTGGGCTGCGTGGGATGCGTGGGATGCGTGGGATGCGTGGGCTGCGCGGGCTGCGCGGGATGCGTGGGCTGCGCGGGCTGCGTGGGCTGCGTGGGCTGCGTGGGATGCGTGGGATGCGTGGGATGCGTGGGCTGCGCGGGCTGCGCGGGATGCGTGGGCTGCGCGGGATGCGTGGGCTGCGCGGGCTGCGCGGGATGCGGGGGATGCGGGGGATGCGCGGGATGCGCGGGATGCGCTCACCATCAATTTCGCGTCATTTAACAAGTGGATTACACACCCTATCGATCTACTCACGGCAGGAATCAGGGACGCTTACCTCAACGGGCTTGAAATCGCGATCCCAACAGAAAAAAACACCCTTGGATTCTCAATAAACCCATGAACGCCTACGAACGGTTTTTAATTCGTAACCGCATTTGGTGTGAACGATGCTCAGACTTAACCACCGCAACACAAGTAGAGCAAGTAAACGGAAAAGACACAGTACTTTGTGACTGGCACGCTTCTAGACTTAGAGCAGCCAAATTTTCAGATCAGAAACAGGACAAAATTCAGGTATGCGCAGCAGCGACACCAATAGACCAACGTAAACAACGAGACAGGCTACCCCAAACATGAGCAGATCAAACCCGATAGATAACATTCCAAACCCTTGCACGCGCTGGTTCGAGTGGCAGGGAGGCAACGGCAACCTCCGGTATTACGACAAGGAAAACAAAACCAACGTAGAAGTCACTGTCCCGTTCGATTTCATTCTCCTAGATCGGTTGGCAACCGTTAAAGGCTGGCATGATGCAAGCGAAGCCTCGATCTACGCAAACGAAGTTCACGATACTAGGAGCGAACCCTTCATCGTTAAATCCTTCAAGATGCGCGAACCGATTGCAGAAGGCTTTTACTCCGACATCAAAGACAAGGTAAAAGCTAATGGCGGCAAGTTCACCCTCAACTGTTACATGGCCTTTACCGATGAGAAACGCGAACTTGCACTTGGCAGTATCCAGTTTCACGGTTCGGCGCTTCAAGCATGGATGGAATTTGAAAAAGAGAACCGCGCCAACATCTACAAAAGCGGCATCCAGATTGTAGAATCCAAAAGCGGGAAAAAAGGCGGCATAAAATATCAGACGCCGGTATTCAAACTTCTCGGTCTACCGCAGGACGTAAACGACGCCGCGACCGGCCTCGATGTTCAATTACAGGAATATCTCAGGAATTACTTTAAGCGTACACGAGTCGAGCAAGCTGAACCTGTAAACGACGAAGAAAAAGCGAACCGCGAAATTCAAGCGTCAAAATCTCAACAGCCTGACGAATTAGATCAACGCAGGGACGACGAGGGCGAGATTCCTTTTTAAGACCAATGACAAACATTGCTGACTACACCGAACGCAAAGAGTACCAGAAAGCGTACTCAAAAGCGAATCGTCAAACGATCAATGCAAGGAAACGCGAATGGCGTAAACGCCGGAAAGCCGAGCCTGAGTCCAAAATGCCAACATCACCAATCAAATGAGCACCGAATGGACAACGAGCGTTGAGGAAAAGGAATTTCGGTTGTGGTGCGGAACAGTCATGTTCCGAGCGTCTTTGGACGAAGGTAAATTTCTAACTGAGATAAAAGACCTTCACAATGAACAACTGTCCGAAGAATATGGACGCGGAGTTTCGAACGGCAAACTTGAAGCACTCCAATACACACCCGAAGAACGCGAGCGATACGGTAAATGGGTAGCGCAAAGCGGGTGGCCTGTCCCCGCCGTTGACAACGACTCCACGGATGAAAGGCAACCTTAAAAATGAGAGAAGCACCTGAGAGAGTAAAATATCACAGAGGATTCGACCCTAGTGATCCGCCACAAGGCGAACATTGGTGTACTGAGTGCGGAGAATGGGATGACGATTGTACTTGTTTTTCGGACGAAACCCCACCTGCTACAGACCAAACATGCAACGAGACAGACAACCTAAAATGAATAGATACCAAGTCGTAGCAATCATGATATTGATAATCCAGTGCTGCTTAATTGGACTTAGCATTTATTTTATTTACAACGGAGTAAATGTCCTGCTTTGGGCAATCATGTTACCAATCAACGTCGCGTTTGCGAGCGTGAACATCGCAACCATCCTCACATGAAACATCACGACTTCCAATGTCCGATTTGTAACGAATGGATCGAGATACTTCCCACAACGAACAAGGCCAATTTAAAATGCCCCTGGTGCAACGAACCGCTACGATTGGACGAAGAACTGTCAAAGCTCGTTACTGCCGGTTCACATTGGGACGATGACGTATGACCTACGAACGCGACAGCAAGAAGCAACTCTTTGTGTCCAAGTCAGTATTTCGCGCATTATGGCTTCTAGGAAAATCCAAGTCCACAGATATTGCGAAGATCACAGCCGACGAACTGGCGGACGGATATTTGCGAGCCATGATTTCAAGCGAACACCCACAGTTATTCGAGCATCAAAAACAGATCGACAAAATGGAGAAGGAACTTCTTAAAACGCTGGGGATGCCTGTCTCAGTGGATGGAAAAGGTTCAGTGGAAGCAAGGCAACAAGAAAACAAGAAGTAGCGCCAATAACGGAGCAAAACCATGAGAAAACATGACCATAGTAGCGGATCGAACAACAGTGAGTGCTTCCGAACCTTTATCGGTTGCACGGTCAAAGGACTTTTGAAAAATGCGTTGCCTATCGGTCGTCCAGATTTGGCGGCTGGATGCAAGACGCTAGTGTTCGAGTGTGGATGGGGACTTACGATAGCAAGCAACGGCTCGTATTGGACTGAATCACCAGAGGAAATCCAGCGAGCGATTGCAATTCAAAAGGTACGACTTGCCAAGACCAACCACGAAATTAAACACATTCTTGAGTTGGCCGGGGTAAAATGATGAAAAATTGTCTTGAAAACATGATTCCCTTTTGCCAATATCTCGTTCGTGAGCAGGATGATTGCTCGGAACAATCTAAAGGAATTCTCCCGCACCGAGACGCTACGCGCTTCGGTCAGCGAGAATATGGCTCAGCCGTTGCTGAGAGGTTGCCCGGAAGTGATTATCCCGCTTTCGGGCAAATCCTTTTTGAGGGGCGCGATAGAACTGGTGAGCCGGTCTGTTGCGTCCCTTTTATTTTGTCCGCGTATCACTCGTTGCGCGTAAGTCTAGCGAGAAGCTCCGTTGTGGATAATACAACGGTCGGATGCCAAGTTTACAGCCCGTTTTTCAAGACCGACCCATCTGCTGCGTGGTACGATTACGGAAGCAAAACATTCACTGGCAATAGATCGGAGTCGTTTCCAAAAGCTAAGGCGTGGGCGTCTGAAACGTACGGAATCACCGATTGGCTGCCAAACGCGATGCGCTGCCACGTTCCTTCCATAGTGCAAAAGACTTTTCCTATAAGAAGGCAGCCTGTCCCCAATGATAACAACAACCCCACGGCAACAAGGCAACCAAAATGATAAAAACAATCACACAAGACTGCTCCTTGTACCTACTGAACAGAAACAGGGAGTACTTAATCTCCCAGGCTGAGAAACGTAAGGCTGCGTTGTATTCTCTGGGGATACTTTTTCTACTTTCTATTTCTCTTGTGATTTGGATTTTATCTTGAAACCCCACTTCCTATAGACCTATGGACACAACGAGACAGACCACCATACCTAACGACGACTTGCTTAAGTATCGTAAAAAACATTTTACTGTTGAGGTCAAGCCGTGCTGTCACCCTTCTTTTGAAGGAGAAAAAACATTGTCTATCACGCATAATGGAAGCCAATGGCAAACAATCGGATTAATGCCTTGGGAAATAGACGCAACAATCAAAGCGTTGGCTGACTCCAAAAGACAATGAAAAGAACTCCTCTTAGAAAAACAAGCAAGAAACGAGAGAAAGAACTGCGTGTGTATCGTGTGCTTAAAGCGGAGTTTTTGAAGCGTAGGCCGGTATGCGAAGTGTTTGAACCGTGTTGCACCCGTAAGAGTGTGGACGTACATCATGTGAATCATCGGGAAGGGAAGCGATTATTGGACGTTTCGGACTGGCTTCCAATTTGCAGGGCTTGCCACATGTTCATAACAGCGAACGGCAGATACGCGCGTGAAATGGGCTTTACCAAGTAACCTTCATGACACGAAACCAAAAACTCACAAAGTTGGGCAACGCTATTCGGGAATATCGCGGAGTTTATAGTGCTCACACTGGAAAATGGCGAAGGCCACCTAAACCTGAGAAAGTAGAGGGTATTTTGAAGTGGTTGGAACGACTCGGAATCCCAGAACCGATTCCACTGCTTTCCGACATTCAAGAGTTCAAAGATTTCGATGAAATGCGCGACTGGTTACGCCGCCTATCCCCGAAGAAAAGTGAGGCATCGCAGTGAACGCTAACAATTCAGTCCACGGCATCCCACGCTGTGAAACAGAAGATTTACCCTTGTTCAGCGGAGAAATCTTACGAGACGAAGGAATAAAAAAGGTGATGTCGAATAATGAGTCATGGATGGAGCAAGCGTTACGATTTGCGGAGCTATTTGTCAGCCGCCGAGAGGGAGAAGATTTCACTGGTGAGGATATTAGATTCTGTCTTGAAAACCTTGGCGTCGATCCTCCTAGGCATCCCAATGCGTACGGAGCGTTGATTAATTGCTTGGTACGGCGCAAGGTGATCGTGCCTACCGGGCGCTACGTGAATCCCAAAGACCGATCTTCACACGCGCGAAAAATCCAAGTATATGAAGCAGTCTAAGACAAAACCTAAGCGAGCCTCCCCTCGGAGACGCAGATCGCGGCGTTCGCTGCTTTTTGCCCGTTGTGTGCGGCGAGCTACGCGATGGGATACATAGAATGCAAATCCGAAGAATAAACCTACACTGCGAAAAATGCGGAAAGTCCATCGAGGATCATCCATGCTCTACAGACAATAACCGTGGCGGCAAAATAAGCGTAGCGCCGGTGGAGATTACCTCCAGTGAGTGGGTAGAGGAACTGGCGAGAAGGCTGGAGCGGAGAATCAAGCCTGTCTTTAGGGCGGGAATACAAATCCCGCTCGCGGGCGGTGATGCCGACGCCGCTATACGAGAAACACTACGAATCTTAATCGAGGAGCTTCGTGCGTGCGCAGAAAGTTCCTCTACACGACAAGATCAGCCGCGAGTGAGCGGCCAAAACTATGAATACAGAACAAACTCAATCCGCGAACTCGTTGGCTGCATCGTCTGGTTCTGCGCTTGAATCATTGCTGATTACTCAGGAGCAAGCCGACTTTATGGCTGAGGTTAAAGTTGTGCTTGAGTCACTGGACTCGGAAACGCTCGCGGAAATCTGGTGCCAGTTAAACGCATGGGGATGGCCGATCCACGTAATTCGGTATCCGTTGACTGGCTCCAACTTCGCGAAATGGGCGAGACAATACTTCATGCAGGAAATCGCCCGCGTAGTTCCGAAGTCTAGAAGACTCGCCGCGTGGAATCGTCGCTCTGCGCAGAACAATCAAGCTCAGCGACCTGCTGAATAAAATATGAAAACGACAAAGACGAAAACCAAAGCGCAACCGCGAACCGCAGGTTCGCTGGAGCGCGTGGTTAGACGCTGGGAGACGGCGGCTGGATACGAGGCAATGTATCGAGACGAAATAACCGACACCAAATCCCTGCGCGATGTATTACAGAGAAACCAACGCTGGCTGGAAGAGCATTGTGAAGAAAGAATCCGACAAGCAGGCCAAGTGGCCTCCAGCGTCTAACGAAAAGCTCACCTGCCGCTCTGAGAGCGCGGGTGAAAAACACAAGGAATAAACGAGAATGGAAACCGAAATCGAAAACAAAACGCCGGAGAGCGGTCAGGTGGAGCGCTTGGTTAGCTCCGAAAGCACTTCATCCACCTGCAATAAACGGCAGGGTAGATTGCGCATCATCGTGTCCATGATGCGCTGACAGCCTTCGCCAATTCGTACGCCTAACCGCATGATCGTGTCGCGGTGAACGCCGGTAATGCGTTCCACGCTGCGGATGCTGCTTCCCTCGCAGAGCATTCCGACCGCTGCCGCTTTTTTCTCAACGCTCAATTTGTTTGCCATAAAAATCTCCTTGATTAACTTGAATAATATATTATATTTTTCAAGATGAGTCAACCAAAAAAATCAAGAAAAAATTCGGGTTGGGGTGGCGCTCGCTCCAACACCGGACGGAAGTCGGGCCGAACTAAGAGGCCACTATGCGTAACAGTCGATTTGCTTATCTACCTTGCTGCCAAGGAGTTATGGGGAAAGCACAAAGTCTCTCGACTCATAGAGAGGCTTCTGCAACGATATATTAGTAACCCCGACATGGTGCCTCTTGGAGAGGAGGCAACGTGAGTACTTCTGAAATGCCAAAAATCATTGAAGCATTCGAAGCCGGTACCGGAATCTACACGGTACGAGAGACGGCTTTCTATGCTCGCCTGCATCCGAATACTATTCGGGCATGGTTTTTTAGAGAAGACGCACCGCCTCGATTTCGTCGCCCTACTTTAACCTTTGAGGGTGCGCCGCTTCTTTCATTCACAGATTTTGTTGAGGCTTTGTACGTAAGCGAATTGCGGTCTCGCTTTCACATCAGCTTTCATCGGATTCGAAAGGCGATTGATACGGCTCGCGAGTTGAAGGGGGTTCCCCATCCGTTTGCGCACCCCGACTTTCGAACGGTTATCATTGGTAAAAGTATTCAAATTCAAGAGCGCGATTCGCCTGACGTTTTGACTTCGTTAGCCCCGGATTCTTTTCAAACTTCTGACTCAATCATTTTAGAAGATTTTATTGAGAAGCTGGAGTTCGATGAGCAGGACGTTGCGAAACTTTACGTGGCATATTCGGACGACGGCGAGCGCGTGATAGCTGCACGCGACTACAACTTCGGCATACCCATGATGGAGAGTTCCGGGTACACCGCTCAAACTCTGTATGACGCGGCGGCAATAGAGGGCGGCGCTCAGAAAGCTGCTGACGCTTATGGCGTAGAATTTTCAACAGTGAAAGTGGCCATCGACTATCTCAACAGCTTGCAACGGGCTGCGTGATTTTAAGCCCGAAAATCTTTCTGGATGAATGCGTCGCTCACCCGATTGCTGCACGCTTGCTCCATTACTACACCCCGGCTTATCCGTCGCTGAAAGTTCGCCACCTATTTGAAGAATATAGGGCTAAACGGTGCGATTCAGTTTGGGTGCCTAGCTTGGCACAACAGGGCGGATGGATAGTAGTTACGAAAGATCGTGGCAAGCATTCCGCCATAGACAAGCCCCGCCTTCCTGAATTGTGTGTGGAGTACAAGGTGACGTGCGTCGCATTCACCGGCAAGCTTGGACAAGCAAAGGCTACCGAAATTCAAGAAGCGATTGACGAGGTTATGCGTAACATCGAGCCGATTTACGCAGCTCCCCAAGGGACGATCATCAAACTGGGGATGGATTACGCGAAGGGCAGGATAAAACGTTATGTTTTGCGCGTCGGAAAGATAAGTCTCGGGGCTTTCATCGAATCACTTCATTCAAATTAGGACACTACCCAACATTTAGGTGTTGACAAGATTTTAGAGATTTGCGATACATCTGGCAGATGCACAAGGAGCGTATTACGAACAGCCTCTTGAATCGGAGCGTTCGCGTAAGTCGTTTGACCCTCAGCGGTCTAGCTTCTTGTGCAGCGCGGGCGTTCCGCTTCAGGAGGCTGCGCTGATGTCAGGGTTTACGAAGCTCAGTTCCTCTCTGATTGCTTCGTCCGTTTGGAATGAGCCAGATAAAGTTCGCATCGTATGGATTACAATGTTGGCTATGGCCGATCAGAACGGGGACGTGAAAGCTTCAATAGTCGGTTTAGCGCATCAAGCTCGGGAAAGTCTGTCAGACACCGAGAATGCCCTAGCCGTACTCGCCTCTCCTGACCCTCACAGTGGCCGAAAGGAACAGGAAGGCCGAAGGGTAACGGAAATCGAAGGCGGCTGGCATTTAGTCACACATAAGTTTTATCGGGAACTTGGAATGTCTGAGGAAATGAAAGCTTACTGGCGTGAGAAGCAAAGAGAGCACCGATTGTCAAAGACTGTCAATGACAGTCAAGGAGAGTCAAGGATGTCCTGCTCTGTACTTGGGAATGGGAATGCTTCTGTTTCTGAAGAAAAGGGGATTGTTAAGGGGAAAGGTCGCCCAACGCTCAAAGAAGTTGTCGATTTCATCGGTTCAGAATCAATGGCAAATGACTTTTGGGATTACTACGAGAGCAACGGATGGAAGGTAGGTCGCAATCCCATGAAAGATTGGCAGTCAGCCGCTCGGCGCTGGAAACGCAGCAATACGAAGGGAGGTTCAAGTGCAACAAGTCAAAGACATAATTCCCGTAGCAATAGAAATGATGACACCCTCAACGCCGGAAAATCCGGTCAGTATCGAGGATTGGGAAAAGTGGTTTCCTGAATTCCAAACCTGCGGAGACAAACAGCTTGAGAAGATGAAGCAGGAATCCCTGCGCTTTGGTCGAGAAGCGTTCGACTGGATGGACTGCCGACGAACACACAATGCTTATTCACTGGATCATCCGCGTAAATCGAAATTCAAACCACGATGGCTAAGTTTACTCGGATCGAGCGGCACTGGAAAGACTATGCTCGCAAAGAAGGTCGCCAGCCGGGTTCCTTTATGCAATTTTGAGTTGTGGTTGGACATCGCGGCCAGCGTTAGAGGCGGGGAGCACGATCAGTTTTTGTCATTGTGCGATGAGGATTTTCTAGTGGTTGACGACGTTTTCAGCGAATACAGAACGGAGTTTTCAGACGCCAAGCTATGCGAGTTTTTCACACGAAGGGAATACAAATGGACAATGATTACCGCTAATGTATCAATGGAAACGATTGCTGAAAAATACGATCAGCGAATTGCCAGCCGTATGATACGACATGGAAGCGTAGTCGTGGACGTTGATCTACCGGATTGGAATTTACGGGCAGCCTGTCCTCAGAACTGACCATGACTCCACGGTATCACCTTAACCTAAAGAAACAGAATTATCTGTGAGCAGCAGCGACACCTTACAGACCCCTGAGGATTTGGAATGAGAAACACTGATTCAGTGGAAGCTAATACGCGCAAAGGACAGATCACCCCCACTTTGCAAGCCGCAAAAGCCTGCGCAGAATGGGTGAGCCTTTGCGTGACTGAGTTAGGATGGAAAAAGAGTCAGATTCCCGACCTGGAAAAACTATGGTGGGAACAACACGACCGTTTCGGGCATCTAACATCAACGCCCAATACCCCCTAGAACGCTCAGAAACCCCCTTAAATCGCGTCCAAACCGGGAGTACCCAGGGATAGCGGTTACGGCTCCCGGCGTTGAACCAGCGAGCCGTAAGTCTTTTTATCGGCCCGGAGGCGGCGGCGGTTGCGGTTTCGGATTCGGTTCGTTTGCCATATTTCTCCGTTCTGACCCATTAAACGCACCGGATCAGTCATTTGGTTGTTTTTTCGCGCCGCGATGAGGCCGTGGAGTCGTTGAAAGTGCCGAGGACAGGCAACGTTTCTTGGCTAAAGAACGGTAGTATTTGGAATCTCCTCGCACTTTGGATTTTCCTTTTCCTGCTTTACCACCCTTGCGAGCTTGTTTCTGCAAGAACTTCTTGTGATCCATCCAATTCTTTTATGAAATCCAGTACGGCTTCGCTCCATCCATCAATGTGCGTCCACGACCCGTAGCCAACCCCGTTTTTATTGCTGGCAACGTTTATCATGTAGGCTTTTCGCCCAATATCAGGAACAGGATCATGCGCCTGTTCATCCGAAATTACGATTAACCGATCAAACTCTTCATTCTTAATTTGAGATACAGCCTCACCTAAATATGTGCCACCGTGAGATTGCGACTGAACTATTGCATCACGCAAAGCGAATCCACGACGAGCAGGAACTACGACCAGTTTTTCCGAAAACGTCACCACGGCCACTTTCTCGCAGAGTTCCCGCGCCAGCATTGCAAGTCCACAAGCAGCATCAAGGCGTTGTAGATCGCTCTTGCCTGAAATTGAAGCGTCCATGCTACCAGATACATCAACCATCAAAACGGTTAGGCCAGGAATCTTGCTTTTGTCCGTAAGACATTTGAACATTGCTTGCTCTAATTCAGGCTCAAGATTGGGAGCAAACCGAGCAGCCGCAATGAATCGGAACGGCAAAACACGTTGAGGTTTAATGACGTTCAGGGCGTGTCTCATGGCGTCGTCTGAAATTCCAGCTTGCTTCATGTTCCGAAGATTCCGAAGCAACGCTAGAGCGCCGAGTTTGTTTTCGGAGAGCAATCGCGCCCAAGCTTCTTTTTTATCCTTACCGCTCGACAATTCTACTTCCCAAGTATCGGGAGTAGGAAGTGTGCCGTCAATTAGCTGCTTCCATAGTTTGTCCTGTTCATCGTCTTTGGGTTTGGCGTGAGACAAAAACAGCACGTCCCGAAGTTTAATTGCGCCGTCCCGATTGTACTTGGCAAGCGAATAGGCGTTGAACTTCTGAAACGCAGCAGCAAGTCCACGCTTCACCTGAGCGGACAATGCTTGCCGCTTGTCCTTCCAGTAGATCGCCAGAAATTCGGTAAGCTCATCTGGCCTCTGGATCACGCGAGATAGAGTTTCGGCAACGTGTCCCTTGTGGGATGCGAGTCTCGCCATCTCGCGCACGATCAAAAGTGGAACGTGCCGGAGTTTCATCTTCTCGCGTGCCTCGACTGCAATCGCGGCGACTGCTTCAGGTCGAACCTTAGCAATAGTTTCGCCAATGCGTTTAGATATAGATTCTCCGTTCTCGTAAAACTCCCCTTCCCACAGCATACAGGACATTACAGACCTGCGAAGCTGTAGTTCGGGATTGATGTGTTTAGCCGGAGCGCCTTCGTGCGTACGAATAGTTTGTTTTGCTACGTTCAGTTTCATTATTTTCGTCCTTCTTGTTTAACCAACGAAAGTGAGATGCCGGGAACAAACGGATGCAGCATGGTTTCTTAGCAAGAAGTAGCTGCGCCCTTCACCACGGCAAAGTTTTAGCGAGGGAACAAGCGGACTCAGAAACGCCTTTCGGCATTCATTCCATATGAAGTATCTGATTCCTTCACCACTCGCATGAAGGACGATTAGCGCAACCAGCTTGCGCTGTCAAACAATTATTTTCAGGAAAAGATTAGCCTGTCTCGTGATTTACCAAGCTCTATTGCAAGTGGGGTTTCTCACCCCAAAATCTATTGGCAATCCCATCCCCATCCGTACTTACACGCTATCCCGTGAATAACGGCTATGAGGATAACGATCACCGGCCACGAGATTACGTACGCTAAAGGGAACGCATCAACGATTTTTGCCCAGCTTGAGGCTTTCATTATGCACTTTCACAATGTAATCGGCCTGCGGAAACTCGATGCGTTGCGCGATAAGGGCTTTCCCTTCCATGATGTCCCGGTAGATCGTCGGTCTATCCGGGTAGATCGACAGGGAATTTACCGTGCGCCATTTTCTCAACGTATCAGCCATATCACAGCGATGACGAGCGCCGTCACGATCAAGCTCCCAAAAAAGAACCTGACAGCTTGGGGATTATCTCCGGTCGGGGTATTAGCCCCAGCCAGAAACGCAATCCCCGCCGAGAATAGCCCAACAGCCGCAACGACGACTGTAAATATGATGCGCCAAATCAAGGCTGCGGCGGTGGCGGAAGTTGTGCTTGCGCGTCGGCAATGGCTTGAGCGGCGGATTTCACTGAATTATCTTCCGAGGTCAGATCAATCACGGGCGGCAACTGCAAGAAAGCGTTTACCGCTGCGATGTAATTGGTCTGCGCCGTGAGCATGGCTTGTAGGTCTTGGTCGAATTGGGATTTATCTACTGGCATGGTGGTTTTTTCCTTTTGGTTGATTTAGTCCTGGGGTAAATGGTTTCGCGCTTCGTTAATTTCGTCTGTGGCTTCTTTTACTTCACGATCCTCTTTTGAGTAATCGGGCGACAAATGATTAACCAGATAAAGCAAAACCGCAATCGTAATTAACTGCCCGATCAGTACAGCTATGAGAAGATATTCGTTCATCCAATCCGCAACAGAGCAAGGTAAAATCCTGTCAACCATCCCGCAAACACGCCTGCCAGAAAACCTATGGCGTGAAACGTGATCTTAAGTCCGATGCTCACGCCTAATCAATGACTTGCCAAGCTGGGTCTGAACGCATCGCTTCTGTCTGCGCGTCAAACTCAGCTTCTTGCTGGTCTGTCCAAACTTTGTCGCGTTTGAAGATCGCTTGCAGTTCGGCAAGGAACGTTGTGATCTGCGGGATTTCAGCGGCAGCTTGTACAAGATAAGGAAGATATTTTAGGATGATTGGAATTATTGAACTCATGGGTTTCCTACTGCGCTTTTGCTTTGCGCGATGTATTTGTTGGTTTGCTGAACTGCGTTGGTCAAAGTTGTCAGCCACGTATTCAAGTTGGACTGGTTCTCCGGTGTCCGATTCGCTTTGAAGGTTTTGGTTGCCGTTCGCAGCGAATCTACCCAATCCAGTCCATGCCTACGAATCGTGTTCGCGTAATCGTGAATCGCGGGATTCACTTGTTTTAAAAGTGCTTCGTTGTCCCGCTCCAAATGAACGAAGGTGTCAAACGTCAGCCGCGCTGTTTGTGCCGTCTGTTCTGCGCGCAAGATTACTTGGTCAGTGTTTTGCTGCGAGAGAGCCGGAGGCGGTTGGCAACCGATTGGTGCAACTGCCAGTGACGCGATTACGATGGATGCCGCAACGAATAAACGGGCAAGTTGTTTTCTCATTTTCCGGGCGGCACGGTCGGTGAGCAGCCTGTTACCATGAGTAGAAACTGAGCAATCGGCGCGTACTCCGGGCCTTTTGCTTTCAGAATCTCGCAGGTATGTTGCACTTTCGCGCAATCAACATGCGGACGCGGGGTAGGCGGCGGTTGCGGACGTGGTTGTGGATTTGGATTGATGTTTGGGTTTGGCATTTTGGTTTCCTTTCTTTTTAGTTAGTGATGAAAAAATCCTACGGCGGCATTTGCACCGCCACCGAGCAGAAAGGCTAATAGTCCTGTCCAGAACATTATCCTTCCAATTTCAACGACTTTGGCGTTCCCTGCCAGAGCGTACATTAAGAGTCCGACGACTGCGATTATGATTGCTAGTAACATGGTTTTCTCCTTTTGGTTTATTGATGCTGATTCGGGTCAACAGTAATTGTTGGTGGTTGTTCCGGCGAAGATGGTGTTGTGACCGTAGTCGTGTCAGCGGCAGGTTGCCTAGTGTTCACAAGCAAAGCACTCAACGCCCCGATGCACCCGCTCGTAATTGAAATGAAAGCTGTGAGCACAGCCGGATCAGCGTAATTTTTGTAAAAAAGCGTGCCAGCCAAAGAGCAAACGCCGATTGCCGACAGTAACGCCAAAGTTGTAACGACCACATAAATAATAGGTCGCGGAGTACTCACTTTGAGCGGTATAGTTTCAGACGTTAGTTAGTTATGCAAGCTTTTTCTTTTGAGGCTGTATGACGCCTTTATCCGTTAAGACTTTTAGCCTGTGCAGGATGTTCTCAGGAAACTCAACATCATACCAATCCCGCCGCTCCAAGTTGAATCCAGAGTCGTAATGCACGTTCTCTAAATTGTCGTATAGCGCCGTGATCGCCTGATCGACGGTTCCGCCCGCTCCGGTAACGATCATGGTATTGCGGTCAAGTGCGGTCGTCCGAAGTTTGCCGTCTTGCTTTTGAATATCCCACGCCCAGATGTTCGGGTCAGCAATGTCGGCAATCATCAACTGCTCGCGCCTAGCTTCTCCGGTCAAATCGAAGATACGTGCCGACACGCCAATGGGTTGCGTATCTTCTTTCTCCAAATGTTCCGCGTGGAACAATCGTTCAATATAATCCGTAACACTCGGTAGCGTAGATATTTCCGTATAGAGAGCGTTGTAGCCCGGCCTGTTGGAGCAAAATTCGCCCGGATAAAACTTCCCATTCTCCGGTGAATACAGAATCGACAAATCCCACACACTTATCTCGTTCTCCCTGAGCATCAGCCCTTCGAGGGGTGCGAGGAATTTTTTGTAAAGCTCGTCGTTCTCGTTCTGCCACATCACAAGGTCAAGCGTGCAGCCTGAGAGATAACCGTGTCTTGAACCAATGATTTTATGTTCAATGTCAACGTTCACTCCAACGATTTGTCCAAAGGCTGAAATTGCTTCAGGGGTGAACTCGATTAGGTCAGGAATCTTTTCTTCCAACACGAATCCTTCCCGCTCGTATTCCTTTTTCTCGCGGGTCAACGCATCTTCCAATATCATCCGGTTAATCTTCGGATCGTCGCTCTCCGGTACGACCGTTGACGCTTCTTCGTAAAACCCTTTTAGAACGAATAGTGCGTCTTGATTGTCTTTCAGGAACTTTAGACCGTCTGCGATTTTCTTGAACTCTTTGTACTCACCGATGGTGATAACGGGGTAACGTTGCGCGATCAGTTTTTTCGCTAACCGTCGATCTTTTTCGAGGTCGAAATCTGTTTTGGTGGGAAGCAAACCTTGATAACCAGCCGCGCGAAGTTTGTCCGCATACGGCCAGAGATAATTAAAATCGCAAAACACAAACCAGTCCGCACGCGAATTACGCGGTTGTCCCAGCAGAAACGAAAGAAGTCTGTCTGCATCCCATTTCCGTTCAAACAGGTTATCGTAAAGAGCGAGACGTTTATGGCGTGTATCGTCCGTTTCGGGATGATGCATCTTCAACTTTTCCCAGCGCGACACTTGCCCTACCCAAACATCCATCCCTTCTTCTTGAAGATGGTAGGCTAACGGAAAACCGTGTCCGTCAATAGATATTATAGCGAAGCGAATGGCGATTCCCCTTTCGTGAATTACACTCAGCGCATAGAGGCTGAATGTTGGATAAGTGATTTGTTCCACCGCGAGAAATCGGAACAACGTGGTCTGGTGTTAAAGAAATTTCTGGTTCTTGTCGTTTGCAAGCAGGACAAGTAAAGTTGTAACGAACTTTTAGGTTATTCCAATCTAATATAGTGAATTTGCCAGTAGTTCTAACAGTGGCTCTACGCATCTTTTCCTTAAAAGCGTGATATTCTTTGGTTCTTGCAAGACCGTGCTTCCACTTTGGATTTTTAGAGCCAGCCCAATGCTCTTTATGCCAAGCAGATGATCTACCAATATTTGCCAATGAAATTTTCAGTTTGTGAGATTGAGATAATGGTTTGCCTTTTCTTGAAGCAGCCGAACACTTCCAAGAACAAAAACGGTGATTTCTACTTCTGGCTGTCCAAAATCTAGTACCACAAATTGGACAATCACGCTCGAAGCTGCCAAGAGATTCTTTAATATGCCGTTTCCACAGTTCTGTTCGTGGAAGCATGGCCAATTTCTTGATATGTAATCTGCGTTTTTCAGTCATGACAAAAATGCATCAATACTTAGAAGTGCGAATTTCACGGGGTAGCGAGAAGGTTCTGTTTCCGGTGAGTTTTACGCGCCGGAGTAGTCGGAACTTGCTCGCGTAATCCTGGTATCCCCAATTTCACGTAATCAATCGCCGTTCGAGGATAACGCCGAATCGGATTTCCGTTTGTGTCTTTTTGATCTGTCCATTGTGAAACGTTGTTCAACGCTTGCGGTACAACTGTGCCTTGAAGTAATTGGCCGATAGCGCGAGTCGAACCCCAACCTTCGCCCAATGCTGAGTCGATAAAGTTCAGTTCCCGCATGAAAGGTATTTCGTCCAGTAGCGCGTGAGTCGTGGCTAATGACGCTCCGACTGCTCCACGTTGAGGTAACAGTTTGGCGGTAGTAGCCCCGGCCTGCATAACTAAAAACGGCGGGGCATGAAGCAACCACCACGGGATTCTAACCCCCATGATCGTCGCGTCACCCCAATGCATTGTGCCTTCGCGTTTTTCTTTCGGTACAAAGAACCCACCGAAATTGTCAGGATTAAGAAAACCTGTGAGAAACAGTCCTGCGCCTATCAGTCCCTTTTTGTAGTGGCGAAGGATCATGTCGGCTTCTTCCGGTTTAATGTTCTCCAATCCTTTCCCCATGACTCCAATTAGCTTCCCGGTTCCGGTGAGAGTTCCGCCAATCATTGTACCAGTTTCAAGAGCGACGTTTGTAGGGACGCGGACAATCGGTAAAAGGAATCGTGCAATACGCGACAAAACGAATCCGGCTATCGGGAATTTCTTGCTGGATTCCCATGATCGAATTAGAGAGTTCCACGCACTAGAAGCGATATTGTCTTGAAGGAAGATCGCCCGGTCAGCGTTGGCTTTCGACGAATCGTAAATTTGTTGTTGGACTTCAGGATCGCTAACGTCTTTCCCTAACTTCTCCGCGCTTTCGGTGAACATCACTTTGCTGCGTTCAAACTCGTTTCGCCAAGCCGGACGTTTGAGAACGCCGTGTATCCGTCCGGGTGCTCCGAGAATTTTAGAAGATGGAATCCGAGTTTCGTATGTAGAGATTTGGCCGGTAGCGACTCGCGGCATCTCGCGTATCCCCGTACCAACACCGCGTAAACCCGCGCGCTCTGCCGGTAACGACAAACGCCCTTCCCTTGGAGCTTGCGCGGCGATACGAGATAGTCCCGGCACTTTCGATAGAATAGCGCCTACGGCGTTTTCAGTGATTGATTGAATGATGCGTGTTCCTGCCGCTGCCGCTATTTTTCCAATCGTTGTGATTCCGGTTAATTTAATAGCACGCTCAAACGCAACAAAAGTGTCTGTAAGTTTCTGCCAGCCCGGACGGTTTTTGGCACGGTCTCTCTCGATCATGTCGTCAAAGCGTTTCTTCATTGCCTGATATTCCTGACGCAACGCAAACGCTTCTTTATCCAACGGAAGTTTCCTGCGAATAATTCGGGTCAAATCGCCTTCGTCAATCTTCGCTCTCAAGGTTTCGGTTTGCCCGCGTAACCGGGTTTTATATGCTGACAGCTTTTTCAAGTCCGACGCGCGTTCGAGTGCGGCTGATCGCATCGCAACCGCTCGATCATAAATATCCTTCAGATACGGGCGAATCCGTTCTCCGAACTCATCGAGCATTTTTGCTGACCACTGTCCAAAATCCCGTAGTCCGCGTGCAACATGACTCGCACCGATAATGATTTCATCTGTTAGCGCAGTAGGATCAAAACCGACATTTAATCTTCCCCGGCGCGCAATGATTCGTTGCCGGGCTTTATCCGCTTCACTGTCCAGAAACTCAATAATCCCTTTACTGCCCTTCGGAGCTTCGTTCATGTTCATCACAGAACGCGCCACAGCCCGCGCAAACTGCTTATCCAAGCCTCTGCCCCTCTCTACGTCTCCCATGCGTTCACGAATGGATTTAAGAGAATCGTGCGACGTTTTAACTTCCGCGAGTTGTCCCGGTGACAATGGCTGTCCACCGTTGGCCGCGCGCCTTGTCGCTTCCATGCGCGCCAAGTTCTGATACTTGTCCGCAACCATTTTCATCGCGTTCAAGCTGCGACCACGTTCCGTACCGCTCTTTGCCATTGCGTCGTATGCGGTCTGTAATCTGTCTCTGGCGGAAGTGAGGGTTTCTTGTGCGCGTTCTCTGGATAGGTCGTCCCCGGCGTCATTCACCATATCAACAGCGCGAGCGTGCGTTTCTTCCGCTGCGATCATGTTCCGTAACAGTTGGGCGTGCTCTACGGTGTTTACTGCTCTTGGACGCTCTGAAATATCTATCGCCAACCGTTCAGATACGCCGGGGTCAGTTGATTCGCGGTCTGCGGCTTGATCCCATGCGTCGCCCCAAGTCTGGCGCGCTTCTTTCTCGATGATGTTTAACCCAAACGCGCGAGCACGCGGTTCTCTAATGGAACGTTGCCCGCCGATTAGGTTAAGGGGTAATGTTTCTCCAACTTCTTGAGTAACCGTTTTCCCCGCTGGCTCTGCCACACTGGCGGATCGGACTTGAGATGATGTTTCCCGTTTTTTCCCGATGCCGTTCCCGTTGGTTGCCCGTTCTTCTGCGACGATTTCTGCGAACTCATCGTGAATATCCTTGGTTGCTAAGTTTTCTACAATCGCGGGATTATACCCCTGCCGCAACATTTCATTTATCGTGTTGATCCGGTTTTGTAAGACGGCAGGGATAGGAAGTCCGGCTTTTTGCAGTAACCGGACTTGATCGCCTAATTGTTGACCTTCACTGAGAAGTTCCCCATGTCGATCTACTGCCGAACGGGTAGCATCCGCTACCGTTGGTGCTTCGGCTTCTCTGGGTAGCGTCCGTGTTTCCTCTCCGCGTACCGCTCGCTGTACATTATCGCTATCGCTTGTTTTCGGGATTTCACTTTCGGGCCGTGTTTGCTCCCTGAGTGGAGTTTCCCGTGCTTGAATTTGTGCATCACTTGGCTTGATGGCATCTGTTACACCCCCTTTTAGGACTGTCTTTTTTAACATCGTGTGGGTTATCGGAACGAGCATGAGCGCGTCCGTACCCAAATCCAGTATCACGCCTGTTTTTTGTTCGTCTGTTTTGGCTGTCGCCCATTCTTTGACTCTGTCAGGCGAATTAGCTAGAACCTGCGACGCAATCCACATTTGCCCTACTGGATTTGATAGGAATGGGTAAACAACTAACATTTCCGGGCGCGTAAGAGATTTTATCCGTACCGCCAACGGTTGTACCAAACCTTTTTCTACTTCGTCAGGGTCTTTACCCGATAACACTGCTGCCGGTCGCGCCACGTAATGAGCAAAACCTTGAGCGATCTTTTCGCTTTCGTCGTCTGTGAGTCCAACGCGGTTCTCGATAAATTGCGCTACTTTTTCAAATGGCGTATTGGCTTGTTCGACTGGCTCAAGCGGTGGCGTTGGGCTTTTGTAAAGATTTGGTAGTGCGCTGGTGACAGCGGTTTCAAGCATGTTCGGAGCGCGCAACTGCAAATCGCGTATCGCTGCATCGTAACCGGGTGAACCTTCCGGGTGTTCTAAAGTAGCTTTTTCACGTTCTGTAGCCTGAACCGGAGATTTGCCGCCCGGTTGCTCGGATTGCGGTAACGGTTCAGCCCTTCGTATCTCGGAATCGGCAGTCGGTGGAGCGGCAGCGCGTACTCCAACGCTTTTATCGACGGTTTCTATCGGCGCGCTAGGATCGAACTTGGTCTGTTTCGTTTCACCGGGAATAGGATCGTCTGGATTAAACACTCTGGATTTCTGTTTACCGCGTGACACGAATTGAACCGGAATCATGCCCGATGCTGGCGCGTCTCTAAACTCGATTGTGCGACTTGTTGGGCGTCCCGGCGCGTGATAGCTCCAATCCGCTACGGTATAATCTTTCCCTCTAGCTTTGATAAGGTCGCCAAGTTGCAACCCTGTATCCGGTGAAACCGCTACATCTTTTGGGCCTAACTTGTTTCCTTGCGGCCCAAACATGGCGTCTCTATGAAATTCGCCTACAACCGGCCCGTAATTTAGCCCGCGTAACAGCGTCGTGACTGGCGGGTCTGCGTCAGGATCGAACGCGCTCACGGCTGCGATTCGTCAGGAGTTGCTTCAAAAGGTTCTTCAGTGATAACGTTCCCCATGACTTTACTTTTGAGAACGTCCAGCCATTTTGCAGCGCGCGGGTCTTGAGGGTTGTCACGTATCCATTTTAGAGCTCCCTGCGACCACTCAGGGTCATCGGTGTTTTGAGCAGCTAAATCCTGTAATCCTTCAAGATCAGATTTTGAAATTATTTTGCCGGGATTCTTTTCGTCTTGGTAGCCAACTCTGATATGCGTCATCTTATCAGGATCAGCTTCAGGTACAAACGTTTTGTCAGGCTTATTTTTATCAGCTTTCTGCAAGATGCCGCCTTCATGTTGCGACGAATCAAATAAGAGGCGGCGATTCAGGTTGTATTGTTTCAGGCGCGAATCGAGCGTGCGTTGTTTTGCTGCTTCTGCTTTCTGTTGTGAGTTCGAACCGGCTACCGGAATCCATTCTTTCCCTGACCACCGCCATTTTTGGCCTGATTCGTCCGTTGTCGTTTGTGGGCCTTGCGTGAGTGCGCGAATCGGAGCACTGGACTTATAGATTTTATCGCCAAGTTCAATCGCAGCAATCTCGCCTTCCGCTGCGGCTTGGAGTTGAGCGCCTTTTAACTGGCGTAGCGCCATCATCTTTTTTTGATCTACCAACGTCTTTTTGCCGGTCGGATCGGTGGGGTCGGGCATCTGCGATAATCTATCCAGAATCGCCATGTCCTGCGTGATCGCTGCTTTTTGCTTCTGATTACGCAGAATATTTAGCTGAATCGCTTTGCCAATATCTTCACCAGCGCCGCTCAGCGCGTGGTAGTATATGTCACCGGCTGAAGGCATGTTATACCGACTTTGGGAAGTATTTTGGTGGAACGAATTTTATACCGCTCACCGGATCAGTAATCACATTCGACGGATCGACTTTTTCTACGTCCTGGGCCATTACGCCAATGTATCTGACCTTGTTTGGGTCTGTGTAGAATGTGAAGGTTTTAATCGGGATGCCTTCAGGCGTAGTCTCGCCCGTATCCAGAATATTTTCCTTTAGCCGTTCGTCACTCGCGCCGATTGCTGCCCCTGCAATACTGCCGATTGACGATATTGCGCCACCAGCTAATCCCGCGTTTTTGTTTTCACTAGCAATTTGGAGTTGTGTCGCGGCGTTTTGCGCGTTTTCGAATAGTCCGTAAAGTGGATTGGCAAGGGTAGCGAACGAGCTTGTTTCAGCTTGTTCTACGCCGGTCAACTGATTTAACCCGCCAGTTTCCAGCCCTTGAATCTGTCCTGCTTGACCTAAAGCTTGATTAAACCGTTGCTGCCGGTATTGATCGCGGTTCAAGAGTTCAGCCCCGATAGCTTGATTTCCACCGATGTTGCCTCTGGCCGCAAACGCCGCTCGTGTTGCTTGGGTGACATCCCGCCCTTGTTCAGCGGTAAGCGCACCGCCGCTCTCTAAAACCGGAGAGATTTGTGAGCCGAACGTTTGCTGTAAAACCGGCGAGATTTGGTTAAAGAAATCCAGCGCCCCACCCTGCGCGGTGCTCAACAACGGCTGACCTTGAACGAAATTATTAAACGTAGGAACGGTCTGGGTATTGAATCCCTTATAGATATTCCGAAGTTCCGGTGTGATATTCGGATTTGGCGCACCGCCGCCACCGCTCCCACCGAAAAACTTGTCAACTAGCGATAGTCTGCATTGTTTTTGGAGCATAAATCTTTCGTGTTGATTTGAGAACTTGTAGAAACCGTTTCATGTCGTACACGCGCAGTTTGTCCTCACCGCGCCGACAAAAACAAATCTGCGGTAGAAAGCAAGGAAGCTTGATTAGTAAGTCCCAAATTTGACCTACCGCACACCGCACAAACCACGCAGGTTGCATTTTACCAATCCGTACCCCGTTTTGATAAGGAGCAAGGTCAATGATCTTCGCCATCCCGAAACAGGTCGGTAGCGACAGGACACAGCCGGTTCTCAGATAATCCGCCAGATCATCTTCAAAAGGTATCTTAGACCATTTCGCGTAGAGTTTTTGTGCTACAGAAAATGGCTCGTGTTCTTTCACTGAAACCCTGATTACCGGATCAGTTGTCATACCCCGTACATGGTCAAGGTCTGATGCTTTTTCTTCGGTTTCTTCGAAAGCGCAATCGGTTTTATCTTGGGCGGTTTTTCCGAGGTCTTCGGCGTCATGCTTGCCGGACGATATTTGTATTGTCTCATTGTTTACCTTTCAGTTTGAACACGCGGTGAATCCACCTTTCAACTTTGTGGGTCAGCCGGTGAACTAGTCGTACCGCGTGTCATATTCATTATGCAATGACCTTCTGGGTATTTTCTATAGGACGGCCTTCAATGCTAATCGAGAGAATATCGCATTGCCCCTGCTGGTTTTCGATTCTCAACGATAACGCTCGTGCATACGTTCCTACCGCAAAGCGTTCGAGTGTTTCCTGTTTTTGTCCGGGCGGTTCGCTCTCGAATATCGGATGCAGATCGACGTTATTTCCTGCCGGTAAATCCCTGAAATCATCCACGATGTAATCGTTTAGGTCGCTGAACGAATAATCTTCCCGCAACGGTTCATTCGGGTCGTCGGTCAGAATATTGAAATCCTTGTGTTCCGCCCGATAAAATTTCGTTTTATCCTTCGTATTCACGTCTCCGTTAGCCAATGGAATTTCATCGTTGTAACCGTCTCGGAGCGCGGTCACTTTGAACCCCGGATCAAACGAACGTATCGCCATTGTCATCCGATGATATTTTTTCATCCCGAACGGGTTCCCCAGAATGTAGCCGCGCGTTTCTACCACGTCTTGAATAGGAAAATCGTCATCTGAAATTCCGTCTGTGAGCGAACCGCTTTCTAATAGGATCACCCGTTGCCCGAAGAAATCGACCGCTAAACATGATTGTCTACCGGCCACCTGAATAACGTGTAGCGAATTGATCCTGAAATCCGATTCAGGCCATGTATCAACGCTCTCCCACATTCTGCTTACAGTGTTGTAAACCAAGAGCGCATTTGAACCGCCAGCGGATTCATCCAGTGGCACCGCGAAATATGCGTAATCACCCACAAGCGCAGTCGCCACCACGTACGGAAGATAGGCGCTCTGCCAGTTGATCCGTCTTATTAGCGGATCAATCGGCTCGGTAATCGGCACGGGTTCAGTAGTAATGTTTTGCTGAATAACTTCGCTCAACCGATATATCCCGCCCGGTTCCGACAGAAACAACGTGTCGCCCCCTACGAGGAGAACACCTTTTTGCGCGACCAATCCGATAGCGGAATTTAATTGTTGCTGAGTCGTTAAAAGCGGTTCAATCGTGAAATTGGTCTGTAACCAGATAGAACGTTTCAAAAATATCACCACGCCTTGATGAAAGAACGGCCACAAACGGATGATGATGTCTGATTGCGCGGTGTTAATATTGAATACTCCCAAGACCGGATCGTAACTGGTCGAGTCCAAAATATCGGTCATTAAGAATTGGTCGCGCCCCGGACTCGGCTCACTCTGAATAGTCGAGCGCGGATTATAGAACAAAATCCGGTTCTCAAACGGTTCGCCTGTAATTGTCGGAGGCACTACGGATGATCCAGTAATAATATCGACCAGTTCAGAGCCATGCGTCCAATCAGTAGGCGTCGTGCCGGTAGCAGTAAACAATGTTCCGGTAGCGTTTGAACCGGCTCCAACGTTGGTAAAATCGTCGCCTGAGACGTATTGAAAGATAGTGTATTGATGACCAACAATCAGTGAACCGGAAGTCTGTCCAGCAGGCGAAGGCTCAAAATCGTGAGTAATATCCCCATCCCATTCCAACGGCCTGTAATACACTCCCGCGCCGTATCGGAGTAATCTAATACTGGTAAAACATTGCACGAACTCGCACGGCCCAAATCCAGTCGTCGGTTGAGAATCATCGTCAATGTCAATCTTAACCGGGTCTTTGCCGTCCTGGCACGCCCACACATACGTTGCGCCTTGCGTAGCTATCAGTAAGATTTCACCGCCTGAAATCGTGTTTTGAAAAACGCCTGTGCCAATAATCAGCCCTTCAAACGCCGGATTAAAATCTATCGCCATCGACATCCCGGTTCGTGTTTCCATCCGGCCTGTCCACATCCGTTTATTCTCGCTCCGCGCAACCATACCCGGCTGTAAAATCCCTCTGTCGCGCCGCATATCTATTCCCAGGAACCGCTGATCGCCGTCCTCAGCAATCGGTGTATCCAACTTCCCGTAAGACAAATAGTGTGGCATAAATTTTATCTCACCCTAACAAATCCTCTTGAAGAAATTCGGAGCCTTGAAGAATGAAAAGGCCAGTAAAAAAAGAAGCTCGTTGGAATCACGTCTAAAAAGAATTGCGGACTCGTTCTCACGCTGGTCGGCCAACCTTCAAGAAGCGATAAAAGCACCTCGCGCGTCGGCGTATCTGAAAACGCGAGGTCGCATGAGTGCGAATCATTAGAGTTAACTTCAGCCGTAAACAGATGCGAAGTCGGCGAAGGCCGTGTAAGTCGTAACCCAAACGCTATCGAATACCCTCCGCTATTAGTTGGGTCTTGAGAAAAATGCTGTTCCCAGCCGTTACTTAGCGCACTTTGGTTATTGGTGTAATTCAACGCTAAAAACCCGCAAAACCCTCCCGGCCACGCTGGGGTAGCAACGCCTCCAATAGACCGCCAAAAGTATGCGTTAGTTGTGCCTACGCCAACATCGCTACTGATAAGTTTACTGTCTCCCAAGTCTCGCCAATCAGGAGGATGTAAACCTATCGCGTTCGTAAACCCAACAAAACTTGATGCGCCTGCATACGGGAACGGGTCGCCATCGCTTTTGAGTCCCAACCAATAACAATCATACGGACTGCGTACGGACGAAATTGTTTCAGCAAGTCCAGTCGGATCATCATCATTAGCAGCGGCGGTGATGCTGAGAAAAAATCCAATCCGCAAATCCGTCCACGTACCGGCTGCAAACTTCTGGCGTATGGCAGTGCGAATGTTCGGAATAACGATATGATCTGTACCGCTGCGAATATAGACTTTGCCTCTGCTCATTTAACTTTCACTCCTTGGCGCAAGTAGAACTGCGCTTTCGATTGTTACATCGCCGTCAATCGTGTCCCCTGTAAGTTCACTGCCCGTATCCAAATCTTGCGCGCCAAGCGTAACCCAATCGTTCGTGATGGAAGCGTCCACGCTATACAAAACACCGCGATAAAGGCGCACATGCATTATCCAGTCCCCCTAAATCGTTGAGCCGGTTGTTGCTGATCGGTCAACGCCGGATACGGAGGCGCAATCTTTGCTCCTACAGTTTCGACTTGCTGATCTAATGCGCTTTTTTCTTCGGCCATACCTTTATCAGTTTGGCCTTCCATCTTCAAATAATCCGCATACGCGCCTTGAATCACTTGTAACGCCAGATCGTGCGGGAACGGAACGTAAAACCAAAACGTAGGCGGCACTGGTACAGGCGGATTAGGAATTGGCTCAGGCGGAACCGGGCCGCGCTCCATAGTCGCATCTACAGTAACATTTCCCTTCGTACTAATAACCAGCGTCGAATCGACAATGGAGATTCCAATACCGCTAAAGAACGTGTCAGACGAACCCGATACAGCCGCAGCTATGCCAGCAAGTATCAAGGGTAAAGTGTCGGTTGAAAGACTTGTGTAACTTGCGGTATGACTTACCCCACTCAGATCAACGAAAGTTAGCGAATAAATCTCGCCGGGAACAACAAGCGTATCGTTATACGTAACCTTAACGAATTGATCCTGCCCTGCTGTTCCCGATGCTCCCGCAGAGTACGCTTGTACCTGTGACACTTTCAAAAAGTCGCGCATCGACATGGCGTTGCTCTGCGAATACGGCGTAGGATAAATCGAAAAATCGGACGCGCCTTCTACCCGTATCCGCACTGGATCATCCAGACTCGTAAACGTATATGCTGACAAACTTCCGTCGCCTTGTAGAGCGGCGAGTAAACCATCCCGAATATCAGAAGCGGTTGCGTTCGATGCGCCGTTGTAAGTATCGGAACCAACCGGCGTAACTGGCGGGGTATCGGCATACACGGAAGCGAAATTCACGGTTCCACTTGCGTCAGGAGTCAGACCGCTAAAGTCGATGTCGATGATTTTATTTACTGCCGGAACACCCGGACTATCTTGTGTCGAAGATTGCGTTTGTTCTGTTGGGATTGGGATTCTTCGTCCAACCGGCCCCGGATAATTGCCACGGTTATTGTTGCCAATGCTTGAATAGCACTCCCCTGTCTCAGCTAGATACGCTAATTCTCCAGCGTTATAGGTTCGGGCAGGGTTCCACAAGTCAGATGTAAATTGCGGTTCGCGTTGAATAAACTTTATCCAGACCGTCGCGCCATGTTCGTAACCGCAATGGACACCTTGATCTGTCAAACGAAACGGAATATCAACAGGAGCATTAGTCGAGAGCGGGTCGTTGAGGAAAACCTTGAGCACACGTCCAAGCGGGGTTTTGTTGTCCTGCTCGTAATAAACAACGTGATCGACAGGAGTACGTTCTTCTACGGTTGTCCACTCGTTCCAATCTACCTTGTCCCATAGTCTACGCACCCAGAGGTTAATGAAGATCACTGCGGCCTTCATTTGGTTGGATTGCAGGTCACGGCGCGGGTCTAAACCGATCTTGCTAGCTACCGCATAAACGACTTCTTGAAATGGAACACTTCTCATGGGGTAGGGCTTGGAGTTGGAACACTCATTAAATCGTGATAATGGCGCACAACGGCGTCCGGCACAATGACTTTTCCGTTCTGGATGTCGATGTATTTGTCCTCTGGGACGGTGTAGTTGCCATGTTCTTTTTCGAGTCGCAGATAATTATCCAGCCATCGCGCATCCACATAATGAACTACTGTACGACTCTTTTTCGTAACCAAATGTGGATGTGATTTGCTTTTGCCGTGTCGAGCATATTCAGGATTTGTAATCGGCGCGATTGTGACTGAGCAAGCTGAAAGAGCAGGAACCAAAATATAGACCGCACGTTTCATTTTCTTATCTGGACGTTTTTTATCTCGTGAACAGTGGAGTCGATTCCGTTCACTTTCTCTATCAAAACATCCAGCTTTTTGGCTTCTTCTTCGATGGCGCGTATCCTCAATTCGTGTTGATTGATAATCTGATCTTCTAGTCGGATTCCTGATTGGCTAAACCGCGTTCCCTGCGTATCTATTCTAATGATCGTTTCGTGATCTTCCTTGTGCGAATCCTCAAGTTTCGCCACACGCCCTACAAGCCCAAACCACAAAGCAGCAGCCGCAAATAGTGTTACCACAAGTTGAAGAATCGTTCGTGTCCACACAGCAGTATTTCCATCTGTACTAATCGGATTGTCGTATTCGCTAACGGGTATCGGTAATGGACTCTTGGGTGAACCGCCTTTTGGATTGTGATTAGGCTCTAAATCCTGAAGGTTCATGGTTAAGCGGCTGCGACAAAGTACAACACCCAGACTTCAATGACTCCTGCGGTCAACGCAGCGGTTCCGATTGTGAAAGTGATTCCTCCCGCCCCGGTTAGTTTTTTAGGAGCGGCAAAAGTTGTAACCGTCGCAAGTACCGCGTTCAATGTCAGGGATGTTTTAGCGGTTGCGGCCAAAAGCGTAGTCGTGCTGCCGCCCGTTCCCGCGCATCCAATCGCAACCGTGGCCGAACCAGAGGACGTGACCGCCGTTGTTACGTTGACGACGCCTCCAACCAAGATCGCGTTGGCTGGAATGGTGGTGTTCGCCGTTGCTCCGGGCGTGATCGTTGAAACAAGTCCGCCATCTGTAGCAAACGAATATTTCGCCCAAGCCACTCCGAAATTTCCACCGAGATTGAACGTCTTGCTATTCGTGGTCGGTACGGTGGACACGTTTCCGGCAGTGAAACTTGATGCTGTACCGGTGAGATTAGCGCCTGATATTGCTGGAATGTTTGCAAGCGTGGCCGTGCCTGTGACGTTAGCACTTCCATCTAGACTGCCGCTGGTATAGATAACATCGCCTGTAAGTGAAATTGTACGTCCTGTCGTCCATTTGGTTGCATTGCCAGCGGTTAAACTCGCCGCCGTTCCTGAGCAATTCGTCAAAGTACCAGATGAAGGCGTTCCAAGAGCGCCGCCACTTGTAAGTAAATTGGTTGGAGCAATAGAGAATTGAGAATACGTCAGAGGATCAGTTCCAACCGTGTTTACAGTGGAAGTCAGAAGCCAAGACGTATTCGCGTTGGACGTTCCATTAACGACTGGAATCGCTCCGGTATTATTAATGTCGCTTAGAGTGTCGTAATCCAAAACGCGGGTTAGAACCAGTCCCAACCCAAGCGCCTGAAGTTGAGTGACGTAATAGACTCCGTTGAACGCCCCTGAAGGACTTTGCGTGTCGTTCTTGACAAGCAACCGTTGTCCAAGAGCAGTGAATGTGTATCCGTCAACGGTAAGAGCCGTGTTTGCCGGCCCGGTCAGAGTCGCGCCTATTCCGCTTATCCCGTTATTGTACGTAAGTCCGCTGGTGTTCGATGCAGAAGTTGTCGCTGCTTGAACCGCTACCGCTGGATTTACGCCAGCAATAGCATTTGATATTCCAGTAGTGACATATGCCGTTGACGCGGCTTTGGTGCTGTTGTCGGACGCGGATTGAGTAGTGACAAGGGTATTGGTCGCGCCAGTGAAATCTTGTGTACCAGTGGAGTATGTGTTTGAAGTGTTTGTGTAAACATTTCCCGCTGGGGTGGCTGAGGGCGTAGCGGTTGCTGTTGGGGTAGCGGTTGCGGTTGCTGTTGGCGTGGAAGTATTTGTGGCGGTCGCGGTAGGAGTGAACGTCGCTGTTGCTGTCGCTCCGGTGATATGTGTCGCGTCGGTAAAAATAGCCAGTTGATTAGCCAATGGCGTTGCTGACGCATAAACATTGCCAGCCGGAGTAGCAGTGGGCGTTTCTGTCGCCGTGGGAGTAGGGGTATATGTAGCAGTCGAAGTTGCAGTGGAAGTCGCGGTTGATGTTGGCGTGAAAGTAGCGGTTGCGGTTGCGCCTGTGATGTGATTGGCGTCTGTGAAAACGGCAAACTGATTGGCTAACGGAGTCGCGCTTGCGTAAACATTTCCAGCAGGCGTAGCCGTAGGTGTCGCTGTGGCGGTGGGGGTGGAAGTGGCGGTAGAAGTTGCCGTTGCTGTCGATGTAGCTGTGGCCGTAGGCGTAAAAGTCGCGCTCGGTGTAGGTGTTGGCACTCCCTCAATATGCGTGGCATCAATCCATCGCGCCGACTGACCTGCAAGCGGCGTACCGGAATTTAGGACGTTACCCGGCGTATATCCTATTGGAGATTCCCAGAGCGTAGAAACATCAGTCGTAGCGGGAATATCTCCAAATTGAGTTCCGAACGCAGAGCTAACCATCAACAGTGAACACAGCCCAGCGTTTACTAAAATCGTAATAACCTGGTTGAGAGTAGTCGGCCTTGTGGCGTTGGATTTGACTACTACATCCGAAGCAGCAATCCCCGAATCAGAAGCGTTACCAGAACCGCTTCCCTTCAGAAGATTGGTTGTATGCGCTATTGTTGGAGTGCCTAATGCTGTCAGTTCGGCCTCTAACTGGTCAACTAGCGTCTTAACAGAAGCCGGTTCAGCGCCATTTACCGGAACAGTTTGCAGACTGTTCAGTAACCGTTTTCTGTTTTGTAGCGACATGTATCACTGTCTCGTTGCGTAATCTGGTATATTGGCGTCGCTACTGCATCCAAGAAATTCTTTTACGGGGTCACATTGAACGGCGGCGACTCATTGTTTTACCCATCCGTCAGCGGTGGAATCGGGGATGGCTTCACTTACTACGATGTCAGTCGTGTTCGCCAATGCGAGAATCGTTCCTCCTGCGGTTCCGTCGGGCGGTACCCCAGCACCAAAGAAAATATCAGTGTGATCGGTGTCGAATACCGCTGTAGTATAACTGTAATTACCATCATTAGCTGGCGATCCTTGAATGACGCAATTTCCACCGAACTCGGAAAACTCATCAGTATGATCTCCGCTTATAGTTACCGAGTCTGTATTAGGATCGGCTGCCGTTATTGTGCGCGGACTTGAAGGCGGGTTAGGATTCACAGAAACGACTGTGTAATCACCGTCATTTCCTCCAGTATTTCCCGCAACTGCTATCGAGCCGGATATTTCGCGATGGTCGCCATTGATACTGAATGTTTTGCTACCCTGATCTACGGCAGTTATGGTGTAGAAGTTCGCGTCAGGAAAACCGGCGGTAACGGGCAACGGAAGATAGAACACCCTGTAAATGATTGAGCGTGATCCAAGAGAGAGGAAAGTGCCGGTACTCAATACCAAGGGTTTATTGATGACCGATTTGGCAGTGTCTCCCGGGACAACTGGTGCCGGATAACTTGAAAACGGGAAACCACTGTCTAATCCATCGCCTATAACGTTACCGGCGAATGCATCCAGGCCCGAAGTATCTCCGTAAGTCAGTATCGTGTTGGGCGCTGAGGAACTCCAATTATCTCCGTCCGACATTCTAGTTGCTACACAAGGCACGTATAACCACTTCCCTGCCCCGGGAGCAGGAATGACTAGCACTCCCGGCCCGGTCTGGCTGGGATCATAAAATGGAGTAGTAATAATAGCGGGCGGGTCGAGAATCACATCTATGTAAGGCGTGCCGCCGACCAGTTCCCAATTAGCGTTGCCGGATACTGGTTGAGAATTAGTGTTATCGTTAATCAGTGATTTCCATTGACCGCCGCGATCAATAACAATCGTGCCAGTCTGATACGTTGCTCCTGAATCCCAAACGGTGAGCCCGCCGCCACCGCCACCGCCTCGATCAGTAAGAAATTCGTCCGCGTACGTTGTCGTCCCTGATATATTCAGAGTTCCGCCAGACTTAAACCGGCTGTCGTTCATCGTGACATCTACCGCTGTGACATCGTGAAGCAGTGAGAAGTATGCGTTTACGTTCCCGGTAGCGTTGACATCAATGGTATCGTCCTGAGAAGGGAATCCATCCACCCTGATATTGCTACCAGTTAGTAAAGTTCCTTGAGGGGGATGTCCACTATACACGCTGCCGAACAAATTTATCGCTCCACTATTGGTGATGTTGCCAACAATGGATGATCCTGATTTGACATCTACTATCAGATTGGAAGTAGTAGCCGTAATTGTGCTTAGAGACACATTGATTCCTATTACGGATTTACCGCCTGAACCTGTCAAAGTTAATGAATTGTAAACATTCAATACATTGTTTGATACAAAAGCGATGTCGTTAAGCGAAGTGGTTAAGTCCTCATCGAAATCGCTCGAATCGCCACTCAGGATAACGACACACAGGATTGTCGGGTCACCGTTGGCTTCGAGCGCCGCAAGCGCAGCCGCAACAGTCTGAAAAGGTTTGGTCAGATCATTTATCTGGCCTTTATCATCATTTCCATTGGGCTGATCTACCCTTGCCGTATTAGTTGCGGTGTAATGCGTGATGGGGATGTTTACTACGCCCGATGGAAGTATAGGTTTTAGAGCCATAAAATTAGCTTTGTGTTATTGACGCTATGAGCGCGTCGTCTGTTGAAGGTGTGCCGCCTACGTACGCATAGGTCAGTGTAGCTACGGTAGTTCCTCCTGACCCGCCAGATTTGAATACTTGGGTAGCGATATTATTAGTCGATCCAACGTAGGTAAACCCTATGTAATCAAACGGCGGAATTGAGAAGGACGCTCCGTTAGCGACTTCCACGACTACCGGCGTCATGCCCGTTATCCCTTGCACGCACATTGCTTCTGCCGGGGAAGGTGGCGTGTCGCCCGGAGCAGCAACGATGTGAGTCAGATCAACAACTAACGATATATCTTCGCCAGTTACGGGTACTGGTTGGAGACTTGAATTGACAATCTCCGTCTGAACGGGGGTATGTTTGGTGTTGGTTACAAGTACGCCTTCTGCCATAAAATTCCTTTCATATTGTTGTGATTGCGGTTGAAGTTACCCTGATGTCGTGCCTTCTGCGTCGAGGCGTTTTGATGCTGAAATACATCTTCTGTCCCTGAGCCAGTTCGATGTCGATTTCTCTAAGCAAGAAATTCATTGCCTCGTTTTCGGCAGCTTGCGCAAGGACAAGCTTAGGACTCGGATCGGATACACCTTTTTCCATGTCTCGAATCAGATCAGCATAAGCACCAGCAGTCACGAATCGTGAAAAGCGTTCGGGAAACTCTATTAACTGCCATTCGATTGAAGGCGGAGGAGGCGTAGGCGGCGTGGGGCCGGGCGGCGTAGATATTGGTGGAAACGCTTTCAAGTAACATTGGCCGTCTGAAGGTTGAAATACTTTGTCGCCAATACTGTAGGTTTTTACTACGTATGGCACTGCGGTAAACTCTGGCGGTGGCGGTTTATATTTTACCCACACCTGTTTCGGTATTCCCGGACAATTCCGATACGAAACGTCGATTCCTTTTGTGGACGGCTGAAAATCCAACAGTCGCGCGTGATGATTGGTTCGTGGATCGGTGTCGTACAGTTCTACTACTTGACCAATCACGTTCTCGAACGGTTGCGCGTATTCCAAATAAATATCCTGAAGCGGGTCGATGTTTTTCCAATACGCGGTGTTCGTTATCGCAGTTGAACCCGGCACATTTTGAATCGCCTGATAATATCCATCCGGCGTAGTACCGTCAGTAGGAAAAAATACTTCAGTTCCGTTATCGTAACTGAAGCTGACGTTCCACACCTGACGCCATGCCCTTTGTTCTAGGAACTCGATGAACCGCCATTCCCAAGAGAACCATGCAGAATAAAGACGGTCGTTAATGTGTTCGACTAGAGATCGAAACGTCGCTCCGTTTACATCGCTATCGGTAGGATCAAGCCCGCACCGGCGAAATATGCGATCCACGACTTTCTTGAAAACGATGGTCGTCATTTTTTATCTACGAAAACCTCAGGCGCTTTCTTTCGAGTGTCAGCTACCCAATCCGCGTTATTCCAGCAATCTAACCCGTATCTGGCCGTCCAATCATCGTTTATGACTGGATCGACTACTGCTATCCGGCGTACCTCGCCCTTTTTCTTTTGTTCTTCCTGTGCGACTGCTATCTCTCGAAGCTTACGTTGCCGTTCAATCGCGGCTTCTTGCTCGTAGATTTTGAGCTTTTTAAGGTACTCGCGCCAAGCTTTCGCTTCGTCGCATTGCGAATTGAGAACCCAATCTTCTACCAGCGGATTATTGACGCCCGCCGAACGTAGCATCAACGCTACTTGAACATTAAGAGGATCGGCAACCTGTTCATTCACTTATTCACCACCGGGAGTTGGCGTTGGAGTAGCCGTTGCGGTTGCGGTTGCCGTCGCTGTTGGCGTAGCTGTCGCCACGAGTCCAGCTTTTGCCAAAGCACTTTCAAGGTTTGCTGCGGAGGGCGTCCCTGCAATGATCTGTTTAGGAACCGGCGAAGCGCCCCAGAACCCAATGTTATCGGTTGCCTTTTGTCCGATGTGCGTTCCGGTTTTGCCCTCGAAAATCCCGCTGAACATCAGACCTGGTATTCCAACTCCGATAATAACAATTACTAGAGCCTTTCGCATATTAGATTCCCGTGCTCGGAACGAAGATGTCGAAGAAGATGAACAACACGCCCTCGTTGAGTTCCGAAAGTTTCGTGGCAGATTTTGGTGTAAACGTCGCAACTACATTCGGATGAGCGGCAGCGATCTTTGTCGGAAGCGCATCGCCGGTATCGTAGATCGGGAAAATCGCTGGGCTTCCACTGTTAGCGTTAATCTGAGTCGCGGTAATGAAATTATCGTCGTCATCGTCCGTTCCGATTTGAACAGTCGTCGTATCGTTGCCAGCTTCGCCGGTGTTCTGAAAAGCAGTCGGCAACTGTACCTGAACGTGTCTCACTTGCGCGCCTGTAGGTAAACTGAACAACGTCAGGGTTTGCGCTTCCGCGTCAACCGTGTCGGTTAAATCTCCCGCTCGAATCACGCACAAATGCGAGTATCGGCTACTGATAATTTCTTCTTGAACCTGTGGATGTACGTCCATTTATTTTCTCCTTTTAACTAGTTGTCTGCAAAACGTTCGGATCAACTTTCATGTGTCCTCTGGGATCGCCGTATTGGAATCCCAAGATCGACTGGATCAACCCGCGCGGGCCTGCGCCCTTGTCCTCCAACGGCATGTAAGTCAGCCATAGGCCGCTCGGACGAAGCATGATCTTTGTCATGTCCAGAAAGTAGCCGCGTCCAGCAACCGTGCCGTCATCCGCGCGACGCGGCATAAAGCTCATCAGTTTAATCTGAATATTGCCAAAATCGGTCTGAAGAATATCCGCTCCGTAGAGCGCATATTCTTTTTGCGAAATCGCTTGCTGCGGTGTCCGGGCTATTGCCGTAAATCCCCGCACATTCGCCGCGTACCTGCCGGAAATGTATTGTGAGAAATGCTGTTTCAGAACCGAATCGCAATAGCAAACCAGTTCGTTCATTTGGCCTACGTTATCGAACCGGCTCTTTAACATTCCGATGAACGTAGCGTCATCAAAAGTCGCAGTGACATCACCGCTTCCGTTTACGTCCGTCAACGCGCCAACGTAAATCTGCGCGGTGGGCGTCCTAAAAAGTGAATTGATCGCAGTCTGCGTATCGGTGAATGGAAGCGCCGCTCCCGAACTACCAACCGAAGTAGTATCGTTGATGATCCGGCCAAGCCCCATGAACTCGCGTCCCTGTGATACGCCGTCATCGGTTTTACTGTCGTTATCGGAAGCGATGCGTTTCTCGATTTTGCGCTTGGCTTCAATCGTTTTGTTCGTGATTTCTTTCCGCATCTTACCGAAATCAGCAGGGGTAACGTTGATGTCGTTGGATTCGGTCGTGACATGCGGTTTGCCCCAGAATTTCATGGAGCGATTGTAAAGTTGATACTGTTTGTTGCCCTCGAACTGATCGACATCCTTGTTTTCCGGTACTCCTACCGTGTCGTAGTTGTCGGTGTACTTCTCGACTTCCCACGAAAACAGATCGACGTTTTTAAGTTTTTCTCCGCGTTTGATGTCGTTGAGAAGCGGCGTGTCCCGAACGTCAATGTTCAGGTACACGTTGCTAATATCTTCCCTTACGATTTCATCCTTGGTTGTTACGGCTGGCATGTGGTTTCTCCTTGTTTTACTAGAATCCTAACGTTGCTAAATATTCTTCTGCGGCATCTTCGCTGCGCTCGGTTTTCAATCGGTTTAACGCGGCTTCTTTCTTTTTGGCTTCCGTGTGCGGGATTGTTCCGCGAGTACTTGCAGTAGCCGGGGCGACTTCTTTCGGGGCGGCTTTGATTCTGTCCACCGCAGTTGAGTGTCCGTTACTTTTACCGGCTTGTTCTTTCAAAAATTCGTCGCGCCCTCGTAACGCATGGCCGATCCAGATCATAAAATCAGGGATTTGCGCCAGTTGCGGAACTGCGGCCAACATTTGTGCGGCGTCTTTTCGCCAGTTCGAATCCTCTTTTGCAAGATCGGGATACACTTCAACCGCTCTGGCGTCACAGCGTGCTCTCAAAGCAACGTATTCGCGGCGCTTCGGGATGGCGCGAAGCGCCGCCTCCGCGCGTAATTTTATGTTCGTGATTTGCTCAGGCGTATAATCTCGTTTTGTAACGTTGCCCTTGGCGTCTTTAACTTCGTAATCGTAAGCGCCGTCACGATGCGTTTCAGCGAATCGAACCAATTCTTCCAAATCTTTTTCTGCTCGTTGAAATCCTTGCTCGTCATACACGTTAGCCAACAGATCGTCGTTGTCGGGGTCGATTGTTGGTTGAACGGGTTTTTCCGGCTGCGAAAGTTTGGCTTGTAAATCTTTTAACTGATCGGAGAGGGCTTTGATCTGATCTTCAACGCTCGGCTTCGTTTCAGCTTTTACTTCCGGCTTCTCAGTTGTTTCTTCCGTCTCAACTGTTTCAGGAGTTTTAGTTTCCTCCGTAACCTCCGGCGTTTCGTCGGTGACTTTTGGCTTGGATTCATCCGTGGGAGTTTGTTCCTCGTGAAGAATATCGGGATTATCTTTCGAGTCCGAAAGGATTTGCGCCGCTAAGGTTTCTTCTGCCATTTAGCTGCGACGGATACACCGCAACCTCAACACTTGACAATAGCATTTGATTAGTAATTATTCTGATCCGGTGGAGCGACCGTTAGTTTACGAGAAGCGAATTGAAGTTGTCCAACTTCCGGTCACGCTCTCTCTCAAACAGATGTATTACGCGCTGCCTAGTCCAGACAGAATGTATTGTCGCCAGATGTTACGACAACATTTAGAACGGTTTTGCGCCCAGAGACAACGACGACTTACCCGCTCGATTTCTTGAGAGCAGATTTACGCTTTGAATCCAGATCGTAAATCACTTGTCCTAATATATCGTGAGCGCCAATCGCGGCTGATGTTGCACCCCTTTTTTCCTGTTCGTTTAGAGTTGCCGCAAGCGCACCTTGTTCTTCTCGGACACTTGCCAAAAAACACATCAACGCTTTCCAGAACGGATGCGAATCCGCAATAGCAAAGCCGGATTCCAGTTCCGATTCACTGAGCGGTTTAACTGTGTAAACCCGGACTTTGTTAGGCTTCGCTGCCATTGCTTGAAACTGTTACGTCAGCAGCAGCGTTCGGCTGGAAAGCGCGCGTGGCAAGTGTTCTCCCTATTGTCGGATTGACCTGATGTTGCTGTATCTGGCGTTGGAACGTCTGAAACCGATTTTGAATAAGCTTCTGACTGTCGGGAAGATTTGCCAAACGTTGCGCCATGTTCGGTTGCGACATTATCTGTTGCATCACTTGCATCCGTAATTGGTGGTTTCCTAAAACGGGGAAGTCCGGTTCTACGCCCGCGAGCATCAATCCAAAAGCGTGCTTCTCATCTTTTCGTTCTTTCTCCATCGCGTCAGGACTAGACTGGTCTTGAGCTATGGCGTCGGCGGCATCGGGATCAATCAATTCAACTGCCATTCTGAAAAGTAATCCTTCTTGTTTGAACGCCATTGCTCTCTCAAGAAGATTTATCTTCTGTTCCGCATACGCTTCGTTAAGCATCTGCGTATCAATCGTGGCCGTGATTTCGTATTTGCCCTGAATCTCTTTTGTGGTGGCAGGAAAATTCATTGAACTTCTACCCGCTACTCTCTGAACTTCCTCGTTCGTTTCGTATTGTTGTTGTAGTTGCCACGTTTGTTCTAAGACTTGTTCCATCTGCGAAAGTAAATGTCCCGCCAAATGTTCGCGTCGAATCTGTTTTAATGCTGGATCAACAGTGTTTCCGAATAGCGCGAAGCGTTCTTCCAACCGCATTTTGACTAGCTCCATTATCTTTAACGGAGTACCGTCTGAAGGCGGAATCGGCCCGAAATTAAGTTCGTTAGGCCGATTTATCCCAACGTAATGACCAGGCTTGAACCGTCCCTTCAACGCTTCATATCGAAGTGTAGGAATAAACATGACCGGGCGATTGATTAAATCGCCTCTGTCATTGAGTCCGTCCTGTTGCCGTTTGATGTCTCGTTCATCGCTCCACGCTTCGTGAGCGATTCCGCGCTCGTTCAGAAGCATCCGGTGTTCGGCCTGCCATCGCCACGCTACAAACGGATATTGTTTGTGCCGGTAACGATGAACTTCGTGTACCCCTACAAGCTCAGGGAATAGACCGGCAGTTGGTTCGTTAAATATTGTCCGGTAAACACAGGGCGTACCCTTTACTAATCTACGCGAATAAAAATGTTGAAGCTCGATTAGATCGCGTTCGCCGCCAATTGCTGTCGCCTGATAACGATCCTGCACATGCCACCCTGCAAATTCGCCCTTGTGCTTTATCGCTTCCTCAACAAAGTCTTCATCATAATTTTCGGTCGTGATTCTGTCGGTTAATTCTGATTCAGTCACAAGTTCGCGGTCGCAAATCCAGCGTTCATTCTGAACATTGCTGCAACTTGACGGCACCAAAACGTCATGCACCAAACGTCTTGCCGTCCATTTGGGTTTGTTCTGGATCAGAAATACTATGGGAACCGTTGTCATCAGATCGGTGCGAAGTTCTTTTACGATTTTTCGAGCACGATCACGGTCGATCACCGGCGAAAACATCTGAATAATATCCAGCAGTTGCGGGGTAGGTTCGCTATCACCGAAAAGATCGGACACGTCGCCTCCAACTGATTGTAAAAGTGCCTGAGCGTCCTGCGCTGTAACAGGGACTTCCTCAATCGTGCGTTGCTGTTCCCACTCGATTCGCATCATCACGATGCCGCGCGTAAACATCCACGTCCACGCAAGGGGAAGCTCGGTTAAAAGTTCCTGGCGCATGTGCGTAAACACGCGCCATTTCAACATGCGCTCGGCAATATTACTGTCTCTCCCCTCTATCAACGGACGAACAGCGCGTGCCTGAACTTTGCTACGTAAAAACGTAAACATAGCGAAAGAAACGTGCTCACGGATTAACGGCTGGACTACTCGGACTCGCGCATCGCTCGCACCGTCCCACGGGAACGCTTCCTCTTCACCATCGCTATGTTTACGTAAATCGTCTGATTGCCCTTTCCACAGGCAATTAAAATATGCGTGAGCACTCTGGGCGTCCTGCCAATATTGATCGGCGTCGGCGCGAGCGGTATTAAGTTCCTTGACGACTTGTTCAAGATTTGGAGCAGTCACTAGCTCCAAACGTTCATCGGAACCGGCTGACATGTTATTGGCCTAACAAAGACGCCCACCACGGTCTAGTAGTAGGGGTGGGAGTCGGTGCTACACCACCGTAAAATGAAGATTCAATGTCCCTGTTTAGATCGCCTCGTTGCGACATCACGTTAGGCTGTTGAATCTGGACTGGCGGTGGCGGCTGGTTCAGGAATGGATTAACCGGCTGCAACTGCGGGGTCATGTTCTTTTGTTGAGAAGTGTTTCCGCCCATTTGGTTTCGCTTTGTAGCGTATCCGCTGAACAAGCGCAAGTTCAAACAATTATTAAACCTTTGGCTTATTCACGCTAGGGAAAAACGGTGTATTACGAACATCAGCTAAGAATAAATCGTCAGGCCATTGTATTCTTCTATCAGGCAGCACAAGAGCTTTGTCGATGTATTCTTCTAGTTTTTGCATTTGCGTCTTTCTAGGCTTCCGTTTTTTCAAAATCGTTTCCATGTGTAGGAGTCCTCGCCAATGTAGTCTATTCCCGCCAGAACCGCGTATCTCGCGCAGTCGATTCCATCCTTGCACGCGCCGTGGTTCTTGTCTTTGCCTGTCCAATTCTTGAAAGCGAAAATCATGTTGGGACAATTACGCGATACGTAAAGACGTGGCTCATTGAGGCGCGCAAGTCTAGCTGAAAATTCGCCAATCTTTACGTCTCTGTCGTAATCGAGTTTATCTGCAATCAAATCTACTCCCTCAGAAATCATCTTCCCGCTTGCCGCAAGAAAATCCATGCCGATTTCCGACATTTTTTCGATAAGCGTAGTTGTGCCTTCTTCAATAGTTGTAGGGGAAGCTCCGTAGCGCGAATCCATCCAACGCTCAACCGTTTCGTCGCCCCCTTCTTTTTCAAGTCGTTCGATTTCATTTTTGTATCTGTCCAGTCCAAACCCGAACGGACTTTGCGCCGGGCCACGTTCGCCGTCTGCCGCTGCCCCATGTATCGCCCAAGGCCCCGGATCGCCTATCCCCGGTACATACGCGCCTAAATGTCCATGTGACGGCCATTCCCTGTAAATCCACCATCTACCTTTCTCATCTATCCGCACCCATATCATAAACCAATTCCGGCCATCAGCAGGATCGACTACATGAAAGTTCGTGCCTTGTTTGGGAATCTTATCAGGATCAACTACGTGTATCTCCTCACTGAACGAAGGGAACTGCGCGTGCGCGGCTTTGCTCACTATTCCATATGCGCGCATCAACACTTCCGCTTTACTCTTACCCTTCAAATCCATTTTGAGTCCCTCGTAGTTCCCGAAGGGATTATCTTCATTGTAGAAGTAGATCACGATGGCTTTATCGTCGAGAGGTTGTTGAACTTTTGGGATTCGTTCGTAGCCGCATAAATCTCCGGCCTCATTAAAATGTGGACACAGTTTAGCGTCAGCCCATTGCAATGTTGTCGCGCCATCAAGAAACTTTGCAACCGTAGGGGTGTATCCTTGTTCGGGTGTGAAGGTGATATTAAAGATGCCGTTACGATTCGTTAGGCGATAAACGAGAGTCTCAATCCATGGCAACGGTATCAACTCATCTGCCCAAATCCCATCCAACTCTACACCGGGCAGGTTCGCCACATTCATTTCGTAGAACTTAAAGTGAATCTCGCTCCCATTCGGAAGAATCAGGTTGTTCTCAGTAAATCCTCCGGCCACCGAGTATGTCACCTTTGTTACCCGGCTATTCTTTTTTGTCAGTCTCCCTGTCTCACCAGGCTTCCATTCGTAGGGCAGATGCTTGAAAATATACCGCTGTTGATTCGCCCTGCTCTGTGTCTCAGTAGCGTCGCAACACCACCAAATATGGCCGGGGTTAGCAACGCAATCTTCCACTACCCTTTTTGACGCGCGCATTGTTTTGCCGCTGCGATTTCCACCAAGGTCAATCTCCCAAATTACCCCTTTAGGATATTGAAGTCGTTTCTTAGAGCGCCAATCGTCAGCCAGTTTCCAGATGTCTAACTCAAACCCGTTCCTGAGTGGATCGAGTACTTCGTTTATTAAAATCTGTTTACGAACGTTGATCGCGGCTTCGCGTTCTTCCCCCTGCAAAATATCGGGAATCTGACGAAGAACCGGGTGCTCCTCTAACCCCGTGATGTCTTGGACGTTCATGCGATACGGTAGGTCAGAGCGCCTACGTTTCGACGCTTATGTTTGTTTCTGGTGCGTTGCGCTTCACGCACGTTTATAGCGTGCTCCAAACAATGGAACGCCGTTACCTTCTTTCTCGAACACAAATGACAAAGCCCATCCCTCTGATGCCTCAGTTGATAACGGCGCTCGCGCGAAAGAATATTTGTAAACTCGTCTCGAATCATTCGAGTCGCCGCCATTGACCTTGTTTCTTTTGCCAAAGCTCAAACATAAACTCCGGCCAAAACGTTCGGGCATGTCGAAACCTCTCAACCGCCCGCTCAAATTTCCCCTTGAAAAACGCCCCCTTACACTCAATCAACCGAATGTCCCCACCGTTCATCCCCGGAAACGTAATGAAATCCGGCGTGTATTTGACCCCGTTCCATCGAAGCGTAATCCCTTCATAAACGTAGCGGCTAATCTCATCCTTCTTCTTCCACGCCTCCAATATCACCGTAAACGATTCTTCCGTCTTATTCATCCGCCTGAATCTCCTAATGATTGCTCGCTCTTTCACAGGAAAATCGTTAGCTTCAAAAAATGATTTGGAGCCACGGGGAAACATTTGTTCGAGCTTATTCATTGCGAATAGTCATCCAAAAAGTAGCCGCCCTTTTCTGCCTTGCGCTTCTTTTCTTGCAAGATGTTCCACGTACGCTCGGTTATCACCCGACCGTAATCGTCGCGGAAGATTGAAGGCTTGCTATCGACTACTACCGATTTGGTCGATTCCGGTAGCATTACCATCCTGAACTCTCCTACCTTCTTTGTCTCGAAAGGTTGAGCGGGCGGGTCGCTACTCCCGCTATCTGTCCCACTCCGTATCCCAACCGACTCTGATCTTACTATTGGCTCATCTGTCAATACCCCGGATGCTTGGTCAGTCGCAGGGTGCACGCCGCGATTAACCTCCTTTCCGATGCTCGGCTGGACTGCGTGTCTGCTTTCCACGCCGCCGCTCAAATTCTTCTTCCTCAAATTCCGTCGCCGCAAATTGAATAACGCTCGATGCTTGTCCCGCCATCGTTTCTGTCTCTGCGCGTTCGTCCTATCCATACCGTTATTACCGCGTTATTACCATCGTTAACACCGTTATTACCAAATATCAAATCTTTTTATCTACATAGTTTCTTCTCACCGAAAGAGTCCCGCCCCTTCCCGCAACCGCACCTGCGCCCATCCCCTCCCCCCCCCAGGGTCTAATCGATAACATCAGACTGTACACGGTAGTATTAACAGCGTTGATACTGAACCACTTATGACTCGTTAGACCTTCGACTGTTCAGGTGAACAGATAGTGTAACGCTATTGACCACTGATTACCAACGACTTACACAACATTGGCTCTCTCTATCGCGGCTAAGGCTCGACTCTTGCAGGTTAATCCCGATCATCCTTTTACTCTGTCTGTGTTTGGGTGTACGGATGAAATTCCCAGACAGTACAGAAGAGTTTATCAAGTGATGTCTGGTTGATCTTGGAGCAATAAGACTTCTGTTTGCCTGAAGGCGGCATCCGAGGAAGCTTGCAAGCCGTTGGAGACAGGCTGCGCATTGGCACGTTTCTCGGCTCTGTCTATGGCGGCATTTAGGGTGTTGATGAGTTCTACCTGGTGGCTGTGGGTGTGCTCGTGGCGGATGGTTAAGCTTGGATCGCCTCTTAAGAGCGTCAGTTTATCCACATAAACGCCGTAGATTGGCACTAGATTGTTCAGGGGGATGTCGTTGACGTTGGACTGCTCAAGCTTCGCGTTGATAAGGTCTGCGGCCAACGTCGCGCCGTGCTCGGCCTGCGCTGCCAAGACTGATTTACGCGATTCTACCCGGTTCCATTCGGCTTGCCTTATCGCTCCGATTGTTGCCAGTCCAATCTTGTAGCGTTTGGCAATTGTCCGCGTCGATATACCAGCTGCCAGTGATTCTACTATCTTCGTCCGTTGCGGTTCCTTTATCTGATTGCCGGTAGCTCTATTATACGCCACGGAAAACTTGATAAACTTTAGGAACCACTAAAGCAACACAAATTCTTCTGTTTCATGCCATGATGCGGCCACACACTGAATTGAAAACGCACACTGCGACGCCACACTTGACGTGATTGCGCTTGGCGTTTAGCGTGTCCATTAATGAGGAAGGCAATGACGGTATCAGAGGCCGGACGCAAGGGCGGCAGAGCGCGTGCAGCTAAGCTTTCGGAGCATAGGCGCAAGGAAATTGCACGTTTAGGTTATATCGCTTCTCCGATCAGTAAATCGCATCGCTTATCGGCAAGCAGCATTTCTGAGGCCAATTCGCGGTCTAACAAACAAATGTCACAAAAAATAGTTGAAGAAAGTTCTTGCGCTTAGCGTCAAGCTAGTGTCAAATTGCCTGCATGAGACACAACCAACTAGCAGTCACGACCGAAGATGAAGATAAAGCCAACGCCGAGCTAATCGTCAAAGCTGTCAACGCATACCCGCACGCCGAAAAACTGGCAGAAGCGTTGAGGCTTAACTATCACCGCATAGGAGACGAAGCCAAGGCGGCTCTCGCAGATTGGGAGGAGAACCAATGAAAACCATCTTGGCGTTGCTCACCTTAATCACGACCGGCTGCACCGTTGACAGCCGCAATTACCTCTTCCCTTCTTACAAATATACTCACGGAGGACTAACTAGAGTACAATTTGAGGCTAAATATGGACACAACTAATTCTGCAAGCGTGGACACCAATAAACCTTTGCCACGCAACGAGACAGGCGAAGGATATGACGCCAAGTTTTGGAAAGCACACGCTGAAAAACTCAACGAGCTTCTAAGACGTAAAACGATACAAGCCGACAAATTAGCTGAAGCTCTGAGTCCTTTTGCCATAGCTTGTTCAGAAGCGTTCGGCGTAAGTACGATTCCTGATGATCATGTTTGGCTGTGGAAGCCGAGCAACAATAAACGTGAAACCAACGGGATTAGTTTAGCCCATTTAAAGGCCGCTCAATCCGCACTCAAAATATTGGAAGGAGTCAACAAATGAAACATTACATCGATCCTGAGATGTTTAGGCGTAGAGCATTGTTTGAGGCAACCAAAGACGACGGATCAGACTACTTGCTGCCTGTCCCCAAGGATCACCATGACTCCACGCAATCAGGGTTTCCGGCGAACGCCGAACAACTTCCTTATTCTGATGCAGTAGCGCACACTACAGACCAATCAACACGGAAAGGACAGGCATATGGGCTGGATTACTGAACGTTGTCACCGTACCGGACATTCAATCGGAGGTCGCACGGGAAAACATAAAGGGCCACTCCGAAAGATTGTAGGCTATTACTCGCACGCAACTAATCTGTTCGACTTCGATCATGTCAAACTTGAGTGCGGCCACGATGGAAGAAGTTACGGAGGCCAACGCGCACGCTGCCGTGAGTGTGGAAAGGGAGACCCGAAATACGACAGAAGTATTGCCTCGCAGTCCACGGCTGGAAAAGCTCCTGCGTCTCTGGATTCACAAGAAAACATACCAAAGGACTCGGAAGAATCCTACTGCGACTGGCTAAGAGAAAGAGACAGAATAGAAAACGAGCGACAAGAAGAAGAAAGAGCTATGAATGAACAAGCTCTACTTCAAAGACTTACAGACGGATGATTTATGCGCAGCAGCACATCCACAGACTGAATTGAAACCTTAGAGACAGACAACCCCAACAAAGAAAGAGATACAACATGAAAACACAGCAAGACAGCGAGTATCTAATAGCAGGACATATCGGGCGAAGTTGGCGGTACGAAAATACGCCAATCGGACAAGTTACCGAGCAAGCAAAACGTGATATGGATTTGATCCGTAGCGACGTTGAGCGCAAAGATTGGCAAAGCGTAATAAGCGGCGTGAAATACCAAGTTGATGCGTTTACCGAATTGCTAAACAACCTCAAAGAACTGGACGCCAAAGGATTACTCTAAGCCTCGCAGTCCACGTAAACCACCACCCAACAGCCACGACCTAAACCCAAAAAATGAACCCTAAACAACAATTCTGGAAGCTGCTCACTCACGACTTCCGATCCCCAATCCAAGGCGGGGAACCGATATGGGACGGCAAAACTTTCCCCTTCAAGCTTAACGGCGTAACCCTAGACAAAGGCGATCAAGAGTGCGCGCCTGGTTGGAACTTCGTCGATTCAATCGAGACAGGGTTCAAGATCGTTGGAATGTGGCCGACTGGCCGACCATCAGCGGTTCTAGCCGTTCATCCTTCACGCGACAAAATCCAACGTGGGAACAAATGGCGATCTTCCAAGCTCACTATTGAACGATTCGCTACAACTGATGAAATCAACTCCGTAATCGAACGCTTTTCAAAGGTGTTCAAGGGCTTTGAAAACGAAATGGCGCGTGAGCAAATTTTGTGGCGGGAAGCACTAGGCCGTCCACTCAGAGACATAAACAAAGTCACTGAATCGCTCGAAATTGCTCTTAAAAATCGGGGACTAGATTGGAAACTTGAGGAGTACCCGGATGCGCGGGCTGCGCGGGCTGCGCGGGCTGCGCGGGCTGCGCGGGCTGCGTGGGCTGCGTGGGCTGCGTGGGATGCGTGGGATGCGTGGGATGCGTGGGCTGCGCGGGCTGCGCGGGATGCGTGGGCTGCGCGGGCTGCGTG